AAATGTGTTACCACTTGTAACTGACTGTGATGCTGTAAGAGCCGCTGTAGCTAACAAACGTGAGTTGTTAGTATCTACTAGAGCGTAGTGAGTAACTGTTCCTGTACCTGTAATCGAACCATCTGAGATAGCTGATACTGTGACTTTACGTCCACCACCAGTACGATCCGAAGGAGCCGCGATGGAAAGTGAGGTAGAGTTACCTAGTGTTAATGTAGATGTAGCCGCCGCATAAGTTGTAGCTTCTGCTGAAGTTACGTGGACTACGTTTGCTTCTGTGTCTAATGTAGTCAAACCATTATCAAACACTCTGTCATTTAGAAATGCCATTATTCTTCTTCCTGTTCTTCAAGAGCTTCTTGCTCTTCTGTTTCTGTTTCCCTATCGGGGTCATAATTTAGGTCTGCTATATCCATAAGGTTTTGTATAACCTCTGGGTGATCACTAACGCTAATATCTGCGCCGTTAAGGTTACGCAAGAACCCTGCAATCTCACGTAGGTCGTGAGGTGCGACATCGCCAGCTTCTATAGTCGGCATCAACGAATAGTCCAGACCGTTCAACTCCCACAGTCTCTCGACTAACTGCTTATTGAGGACATCGACAATTTGCTGGATGTAACTCTCAAGTGCGCGGAGGAACAAGTCTGTCTTGCTCTTCGACAAAGCGTATGAACCGCCTTGACTACCAAGCATTAGGAACTCTGACAAGACACTCCTAGCAATATCGTGTTGATACCTTTTTACTATGGGGTCAATGTCTATGTTCCTAGAACCACTTGAAGACATAAGCTCCACATCAACTAATCTGATATTAGTAGGACTTCCATCCTTATCAGGGTAAGTATCTGAAGGAGTAATTATGTAACCTTGTTCATTAAACTTAACGTCACGTAGTATCTGCTCAAGATTAGACTTGAACTGTACTTGTGATGATGTAGCATCTGGGGATAGGTACTCCGAAGGAATACGAGCTACTGGAATACCTGCTAACTCTCGCTCTACAGCAATCGCTTCAATAGCTTGAAGGTTATTAAGGTACTCATAAGAAGTATATGCGTTACGCAAGATAGAACGACCACTAGGATCTCCATTAAGACTAGTAGTACGGTAGTACAAGCTCTTACGAGAAGGTATATAATGTTTAGTAGTACCTGCATAACCACCATCCTGATAAACACCTTGTATATCACCAGTCTTGTTATCTACATCAAACCTAGATACTGTCCAAGGTGCGCGCATTGCTATCTTACGTACACCCATTCTACCATCAGTATACTTAGATCTCTTCTTATCATTTGATTGAGTAGGACCAACTCTACGTTTGTATACTACTTCGAACCATGCAAAGCCATACGACAAACAAGATAGAGCTTCAGCTATGTGATCGTCTAGCGTATGATCCATATCACACAAAACACTCTCAACAAAGTCAGCTTCTCGTTTAGCTTCCTCAGAATCGTCACAAGGACAAACTTTTAAGTCTACATCGCGCAAAACCTGTTCTGTAGCGTACATAACTGCACCGATAGTACTGTCATTATCACGCATTTCACGGTACTTTCGTATCGCTTTTTTGCCTCGTAACTCAGGCAGAAACTCATCAGACCTTATCTGACCGTTAATTGTATTTTCACCAGAGACACCTAGTATCGCTGTCGATTCCGTCTGTGAGAGTTTCTTTACCATTTTACTTTAAGCCTTTAGCGTTAGAATATGCCAGAACTAGCTGTGGTTTTGCATATCCGTTTAGTGATAGATCCGTTATAGCCCATACCATAGCATCAAGACGGTCTGGTGAGCCTGTGGACCCTAAAGGTTCCCACTGTACCATCTGATCCTCTAAATCATTCAATCCTTTGACGTGTTTGACTTTACCTTGCTCATATAAAGCAGAGACAGGTTCAGCACGCGCCATTTTACCTCTACTTGCATGTACAAGTTTGACTGGCACGTTTTCGTCTTCAGTGTGCAGAGTGTGACGCACCATATCTCCACCTTGGTTCTTCTCCGCTACTATGCGGTCAGCCATGTGTTTACGATATAACTCAATGGCTTTAGATGCCCATTGTTGCGGTGTGTAGCGATCAGTGTGATCTTCTAATACGTAGGCTACTCCATTAACATCTATGCCAGCGACAACCATACCAGTCATATCACTATCAGTATTCGATGTAACTGCTGGGTCAATCGAAACTATGATACGTGCTAACTGAGGAACTTCGTCCTTGTCTATCTCACATGAATGTAGGAGCTTCCTATTCCAAAGCGCACCTGACGCTTCGTCTAATACTTCTGCATATAATTCTTGCCTACCAAGACGTGTGCCTTCATAGGTCTTCTTAACTGCATCTAAGAAAGTGCCAGCTAAGTTAGCCGCATTATCAAATGTACTACCTGTACTAACGATTGTCTTATCGTCAGCTATAATACCTCTTAGTAGTTTTGTTGTTTTGGGGGTTGTTGTTACAAAGACTTGCGGCTTACGTCCTAGACGTAGACCAAACATCATCATGTCCCAAGTCTCTTGTGCATTGCGCCAAGCGCAAAGTTCGTCAGTCCAAGCACTAAAGGCTTGTGGACCACGTAATCGTTCTGGATCTTCAGCAGAGAAGAAAACAGCCTTAGCTCCATTCTCCCATGTTAGTGTACTATTAGTTGGCGACCAAATAGGGAAACCTAAGTGTTTACCTCTATATGTTTTATCACCTTTCCAGCAGACGTTTAGAAGTCCACTGTCTCCTTCAACCATAACTCTTCTTACATCACCTTTAGTTGGTGCGACACAATGAACAATCCTGTCACCCTTCTTAATGCGATGTCTTACCCATTCTGCTCCAGCACGAGTTTTACCCCATCCTCGACCAGCTAATGCTAACCAAGTCGTCCAGTCCCCTTTAGGTTCTAGTTGATCTGGTCTAGCCCAGAAGTTCCAATCATACTTAAGCTCATCAGCCTTTGCAGGTCCAATACCTTTAAGTATTCTAAGTACTTCTGCATCGGGTAATGCTCTTAAGTCATCAGCTGTTATTTTCATCGGGAGTTATATTCTTTCCTAGTAGCGACATAACGCTATCTACTGCGGCTAGATCCTCATCTGGATCTGCTTCTTGCTCTACTTCATTCACAGTACTGTTAGGCGACCAACCACCTTTAGATCTTAAGTAAAACTCTGCGGCTTTAAAGTCACCTTGTAATGCACTATTAATAACGACATTACCTATCTTACCTATTATATCTGCTCTAGTCTGTGATATTAGTTCTCCATACAACTTATAGAATGTAGCTGAACTGGAAGGAGCATTTTGATATTGCTGGATCGACCCCATAATATCTTTTACAGAGACACCATTCCTGATGCCTTCAGTAACTTTCTTAGCGATTATCTCACTGTACTTTGTAGCTTGAATAGTCATAGTTCTTCTGTACCTTAATAAAATAAACCCTGCATCGGCATGACCACATCTAGTTTTGTTAACGACAATTGGAAAGGTTCGTCATGGTTGTAGGGGGAATTTGATAGGCTACTACTTACGTATATACTTACGTTTTTTATATTTAGTAATATATATCATCAAGTTATAAAACCTAATGTGAGAAACGTAAGTAGTACCTCTTATGTATATATAATGCCTAAATAAACAAAAGTGCGAAGTAAGTATTTTAACTATTTTATAAGTCGTTGATATATAACAGTTCTTTTTTCTTGACAGCTTACTTAAGTGGGTAGCGAATGTCGCCTTCTTGTGTCGTTCTCTTGTAATGACTCCGTGGGAAAATGATATAGCCGCCGTACCTGTGACAATATGACACCCCTTAGTATCTACTTTATTTTTTTTTATGTTGGAAACCATACGTGTAAGAGCGGCGCAGGTGATTCGCCCGTGGTGATTCGGAGGGTCCCAACAGGGTGATTCGGCCTTGACAAATAAATCTGTTGCACTCGCTGAGCGAATCGGCTGGACTATCTGAGTCTATTTGGGAGGGTATAAACTGCTGAAATAGAACAACCGACTCGGTCAAAAGTGTTTTAAGTGATTGATTCCTCCTCTATAATTCTTGCGACAATATGCTTAAATCCAGTGTTATTTAGACCGATAAAAAACTGTGCCTCGTTTCTTGTCTTGCACTCTCTCCAACAAGTTAATTTACCTTCTAGGTTATAATATCCAACTTTTACCATTAGTAATGACTCCATCCATATTGCTTACTGTATTCTGATTTAGTAAATCCATTAGCGTCTACTACATTAATTGAGTCATAGCCTCCATAATTTTCTTGAGTTCTAATATAGCCAACTACCCAACTATTAGCGCGCTCTATATTATCTGACTCATGTAGTATAACAAAATTAGAGTCTCCATATACGCCTAGTATTTTATAATTACTCATGCCGCTACCCTCGCTGTGTATACGTTAAATGTCATATTGTCGTGATAAGGTATGTCATCACAACCATCTATTGTAACGAACCATTTATAATCACGCTGTATAACGCCAAAGCGTAAACAGAATTGATTAGATGCTTGGTTCATCTTGCGTTTAGTAGTGACAGTTTCCCAACCATCACTGTTTAAAGTTACATTGCCGTTATTGTCCCATTCAACTATTTTAGTCTTCTGATAAATAACCAACCCTCCTTCCTCGTTATCTATCCAGACTGTTTTGTACGAACTCAATTTATCCATTCTAGGCATTATGATACGTCCTTATTAAAATTATGAGTAATATCGGAAGCGATTGCTTCGATGGTTTCAAAGACTGTATGAGCATCTAAATCTTGGAATTGATATTGTAAATTGTCCTCGATCATGTTGATAATGTCGTGTTCTTCATAATCTGAATAATTCATTGGAAGAGGTGAATCTAGAAAAGTGCTAGAAACCATTTGCACCAACAGTTGGTAATTAATCCTAGATTTATAAAGCTGTTCGGCCATGCCAAGAGCTACCATTGCTATAGGCTCATTTGTCGCTTTTACCCATGATTGCAATTCTGATTTTGATTCTGGTGTATGAAATAAAGACATTAGTTAGACTCCAAAGATAAGATTAATATAATAGATGCTATAATAAGCGTGATAGATATAATGTTGATAATCATTTGTCGTTGTCCTCCTGACTGACAGCAAAAACCATCAGTGCAAAAGGAACAACGAAAGCGGCGGTACATATAGCTAAAAACCAGATACTCATGATCTCATATCTCCTTGAATTTTAAGATGCTTGGCCTCTGCCTTTAAGCGTAATAGTGAGTCCATCATTGAGTCCATTTCTCCAAGTATCACTTCACATTGATAACCAGAATTTGCGTCCTCGTTTTTCCAGTATCCAACTGTGGCGGCCTCATAAATCGAACGCGCTGTATATTTAATATCCAGTAGTATGTCTTCTGTTTTGGTCATGTTAGTCATTGATTCGGCCTCCTAGCCATTGTTAAATTGTCCTTATTATATAGCATGCGATTCGTTTAGATACAAGTAGAACAAAACATAAACATGCAAAAAAATATAGGTCGCGGAACGAATCATAAACAAACGCTTGTCAAGGGGAACAAATCATAAACATGCAAAAATATAGGTCATTTTAGGGGGTTGACTCTCTGTAACGCCGCCGAATCAATTTTATATAGTAGCATAGCCTAGAGACCTATAGGCCGTCAGAGGGGCTAATTTGAGCGTTTGAGATGCTATTGACAAAAAATAGCGAATCATGGTAAAATGGACTGATGCCCTATTAAAACTTATCTATGCACTGAACGCATAGCAGGTATGCAAAATTAGCTATAGACTCAAAATCGGATTCGTGTTAAAATGGACTGATGCCGAATCAAAACTTATCTATGCATCAGACGCATAGCTCCTATGCAATGGACGCATGGCTTATAGCTGTGGAACGAATCATAAACAATCTTGTCAAGGGGTCATATTGTCGCAGTTGCAAATATATCACTATTGACATTTGCGAATCATTCTGTGCTAAGGTCGAATCACTTATAACGATTCGCTTAGGGTGTTGCAATTATGTCACTGTCAATAGATAAAATACAGATTACCGAATCAGTTGCATTTATATCACGTTGTAAATATGTCACGTCAAGTTGTAATAATATCACGTTGCAAATATGTCACTGTGGTAAATATATCACGTTGCAAGAATGTCACAGGTGTTGCAAATATACCCTCCGATGGAAATCGAGTACCCCCCGTGGGAAATCGAGAACCCCCTCCGATGGAAATCGAGTACCCTCCGATGGAAATCAGGGGTTGTATAATTAATAATATAGTGCTAACAAAATATAAAAGGAGAATCATAATGAATACAAGAGAAATATATAGTAATAATGAATTAGCAAATATGTACCTAGATTATGTAAACAATTACTTGACTGTAGATAAGTTGGCAGAAGACCACGATTTAACTTACTTGGAAGCACTTGATGTTATAAACATAGGTCACTCAATACACGAAACTAATATTCAGATGGGGATATAATGTTGGAAGAATGTAATTGTGAAGAAGCAGAAGAAACCCATGAACATTGTACTGAATGTGATGCAATATTGAATTGGCATGAAAGTGAAAACCTTTGCATGTGGTGTGAAGAAAGAATTACTGGCGAATGGCATACTTATTAAGGAGATATAATGTTGGAAATAGTTAGACAAAAATATGGTAGGCATGTAGACACTAGAGTCTATTTAGACCTAGGTTATGGCGAGATGGAAATAGATGTAGAAGAAATAGAAATGATTGATGGGGAGTTGTCAGGTACAGCTTACTGTCATCAAAGAGAAATAGAAATGTATGTAGATCATAAAGACTGTCAACGTGCATTAGATAAATATGAACAGGAGCAAGCCACATGAGTAAAGAAATTACACTGACCGATTTTACCAATAGTGAACTGGATTACTTAGCGGAGATGATACATGAAAAGTTACAAGACATGGGGCATGACCCCGATGGCGGTTTTAGCTTTGATGTTATCGTACATTTTGAGGAGCAAACAAAATGAGTGATGAAAGAAAAGCATATAGCGTTTGGGTCGATGGTAAGGAAGTAAATGACCATTGGTTAACATATAAAGAAGCATCAGATTTAGCTGACGAGTGTGTTAAAAATGGACAATCGCCAATAGTCGGTAATAGAGATTAGGAGAAGTATAATGGGTGAACAAAAATTAACAACTATGGGCGTATGGATAGAGTTACAAGAGCCTAGTGAAGAGTATACAGCACAAGAGATATGTGATAATGCTAACAAGATGCTTAACAAGTTAGGTGTAGAAGGTAACAGGTTTCAAGTTAACAAAGAACGTAAGTATGGTACTCATTACCTGCACGTTCAAAGTGATGGGCAGTTTAGTTACTGTGAAGATCATGGGCATTGGTTTAATTTAGAATACTTAGCAAAGGAGAGTAACAATGACTAAAGAATATTATATAGGCGTACACTATGAAGAAGGCGTGAACCTTAGAATAAAAGCTGACAGTGAAGACGAAGCTAAAGAGATAGCTTTAGAGATCATGTCTTGTAGTGATGTTGACTTAGATCATAACGATAATTTACTAAGTACCTCTACAGTACATCGTGAATATATGGTGGTAACATGAGTGGAGATAAGATACCACCGATTGACCCTGAGACTGGACAGTTCGTTAGACCCTCCGATGGAAACAGAGTACCCTCCGATGGAAATAAGGTTTACAAGACAGAGAAAGAATTAACTAAGGGCTTGTTAAATGATGAGATACCACATGAGTTGTATGTGGAGTTAATAAAAGTATATCACGAGGCGTATGAAGAAGCCCCTGAGTATGGTTTTGTAGGTGTAGGCTGTATAAGTTTTGCTGAGTCAATGTTACAAGAGCATCAGGACGGAGTTGTAAGGCGTATAAGAATACCTACGTTGTATGATGAGTATTCATTTAAACAGGAGAGTAATGATGAGTAGGATATTAAGACTAGACTTAGAACAAGATAGTTTATTTTATGGGTATTGTTTGGGTTGTGATAGGAAAGTAGATATTGACGAACTATCAGATGGTGTCGATATGTTATGTATAGAATGCGAAGAAGAACAAATACAAAACCACGATAACGAATTGATGTAAAAGGATAATTACTATGTTTTATGATAAAAGAGAAAAGTCTAATTGTGATGAGATACAAACTTACCTATTCCATGAGGCATTAAATGCTTACGAACAAGGGTATGAAGTCTACATAGCTCACCCTCTTGATGAGGACGACGATGATAGAATGAATAGTGCAGAAGAAATTATATCAGGTGATGGACACTTATTTATAATTAAAGGACAGGCGAAGATATGAGCAGTGATGAGAATAAAACCTATAAAGTAGCAGGTATAAACAAAGGTAAAGGTAAAGGCGTTACAGTTCTAGATGGACGTAAGAGAGTATTAGAGGAAGCTGAACAATCAGCTAAACTACTTACTGGAAAGTATGCGCTAGAGAATAGTGTAGGCATTACAAACTTTGTCGCCTTCAATACACATGCACTCACGATGCTACCACCATACAGCATTGACATGGAAGCAGAATGGAATTACGTTGTAGAACAAGAGGGACAAGAAGATACCCCCTCAGTGGAAATTAATAGACAAGCAGAAGGAAGCATATAATGACACTACCACTTAACATGGTTACTAATGTATTATCAGAGAACCAAAACAAGTTTATCACAGTTAAGTTCTTAACTAAGGATAACGAGGAGCGTACCTATACAGGTCGCATGAATGTAATAAAAGGTCTTAAGGGCAACGAGAAGGGTCGTATAGCGGCTGAAGCACTACGCAAGGCAGGGTACATCACACTTAAGACTAAGCAGGGCTACAAGTGCTTTAATGTGGATCGTGTGCTAGGTTTTGTAGCAGGTGGTCGTCGTATATTTGGTTTAGGGACTGAGGTATAACATGGTAGTTAGAGTATATGATTTTGATAGCAGAGAAGATGAGTGGCCTAAAGAAATGTTTTGTTTAAAAGATACACCTCATTATACAGAAGTATATGTAAATGCAACAGACAGAAGTGGTTATAAACACTATGCAGTCTTAGGAGATGAGCATTATAAGCATGTTGTATTAAGCGGTAATGTAATACATAGGTTAGTTAGGGCTACTATGGAGTCTGTAGATAAAGAAACTAAAATGAATATGATTAGACACCTTGAGAATCTACTAGAAGAAAGAAAGGGAGAGGTATAATGCCTATACCCCCTTCGATGGAAATGGAGCTTATGGAGCTAGGCATACTCAAGAGTGATATAGAAGAACTTGAGAGTGTAGCTGAACAAACAGGCTTCTATGCACTAAGAGCCGAGACTATAGCTTGGCATAACACACTAATAATAGATGGAGAGGTAATGTTCTAATGGGAAAGATAAAACTACATGGTGACTTCATACTTACAAGTGACCTAATGAAAAGACTTAATGATATTATATACGCTAAAGAACCTGTAAAGGAAGCTATAGAGCTTAAGAGAGATATTATAGTAGAAGACATAGAAAGAAGCCATAGATGAGTTTAAGACCAATATTTTATTGCCCTGATTGTTTAAAAGACGGCTTTAAGAATAAACTTAAAGTAACGCATACAGAAGAATACTTTAAGTTAGGATACCCAAGTATAAGAAGACGCAAGAAGTGTCTATCTTGTGGATTAATAACTAGAACAATAGAAATGGAGTTACAAGACAATGAGTAAAGATTATAAACCATACTACAGAACAGATAAGATGAAACAAGAAGAATTAAGAACAGCTAAGTATGTAAGTATTTTATTTTTTACTATGGTGTTGTTCTCATTCATAGGATTTGCTTTCGTGTTAGTTAAGTCAATGTTATATATGACAGGTCTATTCTTATGAACAACCAAGAAATATTAGACATGTGTAGAAGGTTAGCAAGTAAATACTACAACCATCAGGACTACGATGATATAGTTTCTGAAGGTGTAGTGTTATGCTTAAAGATGAGGGCAGAAGGTATTACTGACCCACCTAAGTTATACTACAGTGCAAGGACTGCTATGTTCCAGTACGTTAATGTAGGTTTATCTAAACTTAGCTACCCTAAAGGTATGGCAGGTCGTGACGCGGCTGTAAATGACACTACAGTATATGTAGACCCAGATGAGGCACAAATAACAGCTGATGATTTGTTTGGGTCGTATGAGCTAAAAGATTCCATAGAGGTTCTTAAGAAACATCTTACACCTAGAGAGTGGAAGGTATTTTTATCTTTATATAACAATAACAACAACCTAACAGAAACATCAGTAGAAACTGGAATATCTACTAGGGGTCTCTTGGATATAAGAAATCGTATTCGTAATAAAATTGTAACATTTTGTGACTTCGTTATTTGATACAAAAGGGCATTATAGATAAATGCCTACTTAAGTATTAACGTAAGTTTTAACTTAATAATATAATTACTAATAGAAAGAAACGTAAGTATGACTATAGTATATCAAGACATACCAAGACAACCTTGTCCTTATGTGTCGTGTGGCTCTAGCGATGCGTTCTCATATAACACCGAAGGATTTGGTAAGTGTCATTCGTGTGACTCTGGTTATCCTTCAAGACAAGAGATGCACACTTGGGCAAAAGATAAGTACCCGACAAAGAAAGAAAGTGACTACATGAACGTAACAGAGTTTACACCTAAGAGAATTGAAGATAGATCAGAAGGTGATTACACCCCCCTACGTGGGATTATGTTAGGTACAATGAAAGATTATAACGTACTAACGTATAACGATAGACAAGAGTACATATACCCCTCTGGGGGAATTAAGGTACGCAAGCTAGATGAGAAGGCTTTCTATGCTAAAGATGGTTTCAAGGGTGATGAACTATTCGGTATGAACCTATACCCTGCTGGTTGTAGCAAGATGGTTACAATAACAGAAGGCGAACTAGACGCTCTATCAGCTTCACAAATGCTTAAGAGTCAGTACACTAACCCTGTTGTGTCGTTGCCTTCAGCTACACCATCTAAGAAGCTATGGGAGAACTGTAAGGATTGGTTAGGTAGCTTTGAGAAGATCATACTGTCAGTAGATAATGATGAGGCAGGTAATGCTCTAGCTGATCGTATGGCTAGGTTGTTTCCTAATAAGATTTATCGTATGCAACATGGGGAATATAAAGATGCCAATGATTTTTTACAGGCAGGTAAGGGTGCAGACTTTAAGAACCTATGGTGGAAGCCAGTCAAGCATACACCAGAGAACATACTGAATACTGCTGACCAGTTCCTTAAGTTGTATGAGGATACTCCAGAACACGTATACTACCCTACAGGTATTGTAGCGTTAGATGATAAGATACTAGGTCTAATGCAAGGTCATTTCACAGTATTCAAAGCACCTACAGGTATAGGTAAGACTGAGCTTATGAGGTACATGGAATACAGTATGCTAAAGCAAGGTATACCTATTGCCGCATGGCACTTAGAGGAGACTAAATTAAGGTCACTGCTAGGTCTTGTGTCGTATGAGGTAGGTGACAACCTGACAAGACGTGACCTGATAGAGGAGAAGGAAGCTGATAGCCTTGTGAGAGAAGCTATTGGTAACATAACTAAAGATGAGAACTTCTATCAATTCTACTTAGGTGATGGTCAAGGTACAGACGAACTAATAGATCAGATAAGATTCTTTAGTCAGGCTTGTGACTGTAAGTTTGTATTCTTTGAGCCTATACAAGA